AAAAAGTCGAGCATGGCAGCAGGCACCGAGAGTTACGAAGCACCCCAATATGGAAACCTCGCTGGTGCTATTGGCGAGAAGATTGGTAGTGCTCTCACGATGGCAGCAGGCGCTAGGCGTCGTCGAGATCAAGAGATCGAGGAACTAAACAACAAAGAAGATAAGACAGACGAAGAGAAGCAGAGACTAAAAGATCTACAGTCTCAGAAGTTTGGTTTCATTGCAAAGAAAGCACTCGGCACTGAGTTTGGTGGAGATCTGAGAAGAAGAACCACAGGGTTCTTCCAGATGAATCCTGCTGATGAAAATGATCCTGCACTTGATAAGAAGAAAAGATTCGAGGCATTACTCAGGGCACAACCTACAGGTAGGATGCCTGCACCTGCTCCTGCACCTGAGGCACCAAAAACAGTTCAAGATGGCGGTGTCCTAGGATCATTTGCTACTGGTATCATTGAGAAGATTAGTCTCCTCTCTAAAAAAGTCGATGACTTAAAATCTGTCGAGCAAAGAGATCAAACACCAGCAGCAGTAGTAAATTTAAGTAAGAACCAGAGTATCATTCGTAGGTTCTTCTCCAAGAATAATAAGACAGAGGAAGAGAAGGTTGCAGTTGCTAGACAGGCACTGGAGCAGCAGCGTCAGGCAGCAGCAGATGCTAAGCAAGCACAAGCAGAAGCAAACGCAGAAGGAAGAAACAGAACTGCTGGTAGCACTGGTATTGATAATCTTCGTGAAGGTGGATCTGGTGGTGGTCTTCTAGGAGGTCTACTAGACTTCGGAATGGATCTCCTAGGTCTTGGTGGCGGTAGACGTGGGGGAGGCAGACGAGGTGGTGGCAGGAATAGAATGCCACGCATGTCCAAAGGTAGGATGTATACCAATCCTATCGGACCACAACCGATGGGATCCAGATCACCATGGGCAAGAGCAAGAGGTGGTAGAGGTATTGCTGGGTTCGCACCACGCATGGTGTCTAGAGTGCTGCCTAGAAAGTTGGCATCAGGTGGTATCGTAGACAATCCAACATCAATCAGTGGTCCATCTGATCAGGCAGTTATACCACAAAACAAACTGACTGAGGCAGTCAAGTCTAATCAAGATAACGTAAAGAAAGCAGATCCTTTTGCTAAGGTGATGCAACTACCTACCATGGCAGCAGGTGCTCTGCTCATGTCAACGGTTGGCAATGTAGTCAACAACTTAGGTGGTGTATCTAAACTGTTCCGTCCAGTGCTGCAGAGAATGTTTGTTCCTGCTGCGACAGTCTTTGGACTACCTGCTAATTTAATCAGTGCATTCTTTGGTGCAGGTCCCGCAATGGCAGCAGGACTAAGAGCACCAGAAAAAGCATTGAAGGATGGACAGAAAGGTGGTAGTAGAACTGGTGGCACAACACCTGGAGTCACACCTGGATCCACAATGACTGGTGGAACTGTAACAGGTGCTGGTTCTATTGATGGATATCAAATCACATCTGGTTTCGGTCTACGTGCATCACCTGGAGGTGTTGGATCTACCAATCACCTGGGTGTTGACTACGGCACACCACAAGGAACTAAACTTTCAACTAAAAAACCTGGAAAGGTTGCCAAGATTGTTGCTCCTGCTATGGGCAACAACGGAGAAGTTCATGTCATCCATGATGATGGAACTGAAGGTCGTTACCTACACATGAGTAAGGTTGCAGTGTCTCAAGGTGAACAGGTTATGCCTGGATCATTACTAGGTGAGACTGGAGGTCAACCTGGAACACCAGGCGCTGGTCCTTCTACTGGTCCGCACCTACACTTTGAATACTATCCTAATGCATCGTCTGGTCCTGTTGATGGTGCTCCCTTTGCATCATCAATGTTTAGTGTAGGTGGAACACTAACACCAACAGCACCACAGACACCTGTCACTCCAACAACACCAACAGCAGTAGCAACTGCTGCTACACCTCAACCTGCATCAGCAACTCCACGATCCACTCAACCAAGAACATTAGAACCTATTGTTCTTCCCGCACCAGCACCAACAACACCACCAGCAAAACCTGACAATACAGGCAATGGTGGTGCTAATCTCCCAGTGAGAAACCCTAACGCATCAACATCATTGACGGGAGGTAATCCATAATGTCAAACTCAGTCAAGAAATTTGAACCTCAGAAGGTAGTCATCGCTGACGTTGATGGCATTCAGTATGATGTCACCAAAGCAGTTGGAATGTTCTCTTACTATGAGGACATCTATCAACCATTTGTTACAGCAAACATGCTGATGGTTGACAGTGGACAAAACTTTATTGGTAACTTACCTATCCAAGGTGGAGAGGAAGTCACTGTCAAACTAAAGAATGTAAAGGGTGAAGCGGTAGAATATAACCTACGTGTTCAAAAGATCGTGAACAGATCTGTTGAAAGGAACATGCAATACTATACTCTGGTGCTTACATCTAAGGAAGGACTAGAGAATGATACTGCTAGAGTTACAGAGAAATACAAAGCAAACCCAGAGGCAATCGTTTCAGACATTCTCAAGAATGTATTGAAGACTGACAAGGAATTGTTTGCAGAAGAATCTCAATTCAAGATGAGTGTCTTCCCTAATGGTAAGAAGTGTCATGCATTGGTTCAGTCACTGATGTATAAGACTGTATCAAAGTCAACCAAGTTTAACAAAGGTGCTAGCACCGAGGGCACAAAGAGTGAATCAGAACTAGGTGGTAACAATGTTCAGAAGTCATCAGGCACAGCAGGTTATCTATTCTTTGAGAACAAAGATGGATTTGTCTTTCAATCTATGGACAGACTGTGCTCCGATGGCACAGATTCTTTCGGTGGCACTGGACCAGTAGAAACATATTACTCACGTCCATCTGTTGGTATGAAACCTGATCAAGTATTCTATAACATTGAGAACTATGCATTTGATGGTGACATTGACATGTCTGAGAAGTTGAACAACGGAATCTACTCTACACACATGTGTTACTTTGATCTCTCTTCTCAAAAGTATGAAGAGTATACTTATGATATGGCAAAGACATTCAATAACATGTCACACCTTGGTAGTCAGACAACACTAGCAAAGTATCAAAAAGAACTAGCAAAGAGACCTAGTAGAGTGATGAGCATCCTGCTAGACCATGAGGCATGGTATAGCGGAGAAGATATTGCCAACCCAGAAGAGGGTGGTGATGCACAGTTCCCAGACTATGCAAAATATTATACTGCACAGTCTATCGGCAGAAGATACTTGATGGATACTCACAAGGTTCAGATTGAGATCGCTGGCAACTCAGACCTGAAGGTAGGAGATAAGATCAAGATCATGCTACCCAACATGGTAGCAGAGAAACTAAGAGAGGAGCAACCATATGATGAGGAGGCAAGTGGCACCTACTTGATTGCTGCATTGTCTCACAACTTTGCATTCATTGTTGACAGTGGAGAACCTCAGTTCTTTACTAACTTGGAACTCATTCGTGACACCATGGGTATTAAAGAATATGACTCTAAGGTTAAATAAGAGTAGGAGTTATTAAAAGATGGATCAATCTTTATCATCACTGTATCCCATACATCAGATTGGTTCTGACGGATTCTCCTGGTGGATCGGTCAGGTAGAAACCAATAAGAAGGATGACCCCAAGAGGTCAGGTAGATACCGTGTGCGTATCATTGGACAGCACCTGAAGACAGGTGACAATGCTACGTCTACTGAAGAACTACCATGGGCGCACATCATGATGCCTGTGACCACACCATTCATCGAGGGTGGCACTGGTGGTGCATCTCCTGGACTGCAGCGCGGTTGCTTTGTTGTTGGATTCTACCTAGACAATGACAAGCAGAGACCTGTCATCATGGGTTCTATTGGTGGTGTCAAAGGTGCAACCAAAGAATCATTCCAAGACGACAATCCATCTGCTCCACTTAACTTCAAACCTGTTCTCGATCCTAAGACTAATCCAAAGCAGAACAGATCTAATGATACACAAGACGGTAAGAATAAATCTGGAGGTAACACAGATAAAGGTGTTATTGATGCAGACAAAGCAGACCTAAAAGATGGTGCTCCACCTGTATTGCTAGCAGCATATGCACAGCACAGTGAGACTAACCCAACTGGTGGTAAGAGTTGTGTTGTTGTTGCTAACCCTAACTGTGGACAGGAGAACAATCTTCGCAGTGGTTTGACTAGAATCGTTGGTGATCTTCTTGCTGCTAACCAAGCATCAGGAGGAAACATTGGTGACTTCTATGTCAGTAAGATCAATGGTCTTCTGTATGATGGCATTGGACAGGCACGTTATCACATTGGTCGTGTAGTTAGACTGGTCAAGAGTTTCATTGCTAGAGGTAAGACAGAGATCACAAAGGCACTGCGTGGTGCTATTGACTTCTTGAATGAAACTCTATTAACAACAGAAGCAGTAGTAGGTAACACTGGACCACTCGCAGATCCAGAGAAAGCATTCAAACCTATCACAGAGAAGAGCAACAGACTCAAGACAATCAAAAAGATCTTTGATGATATCTTTGGAGCACTGGGTTGTAGTATTGCAGACATCACTGATCTCATTGCAGGATTCATCACCAATCTATTGATGGGATTCATTCAAGATGTATTCAATAATGCTGCATGTTTTATTGATACACTAGTTGATGGCATCCTGAATGAGATCCTTGCTCAGTTTGAGTCACTTGTCAACACAATCCTTGCACCTATTCAAGCAATCCTAGAAGCAATTGCTGCACCATTGAACTTCATCGGTGGCATCATCAATAACTTCATGAAACTATTGGGCATCACTTGCACAGGACCTGGACAGAAGTGTGAACCAATCCAACAGAAATGCACAGACTGTGGTAACGAAGAGGATGATTCCCTTGACAAACTACTGAAGGCACTTGAATCAGGTATCGGTGATCAATCTGCATTTGTTTGTGACGAAGCAAAGCAAGTTCCTAAGAAGAAACCAACCGAAATTACATTTGTTGGTGGTGTTCCCGATGATCCATCTAAGTATCCACCAAACGAACCACCATCTGGTGATGCTGTCATCGACTATCCAATTCCAGAGGTAGATCCAGACGAAGAGTTTGATGATGATCCTATTGAAGAGGATGATCTACCAGAAGATGGTGATGGAGAAATCACATTCCCTGAACCTGATGACGATGGTCTGCCTACCCTACCACTAGGTAATGAACCATTCATTGAAGTATATACCGATAGTAATCTATACAATGAAGGAGATACTATTACTTACAACCTGACAGGTGTCAACATTCCCAACGGAACTGAGTTTGATTACACACTCTCTGGTCCTACTATCACAGAAGGTGACATCGTTGGGTCTCTTACAGGAGAGTTCACGGTCACAGACAATTCTGCTACAGTTTCTGTTGTTCTCGCAACAGATGAAGAAGTAGAACTAGCACCAGAACTATTGATCTTCACTGCTACTACCAAAACTCCAATCGTATTGGACACAGATAATGATGGAACAACAGAAGAGTATCCACTAACAACTTCTACTGATGTTGCAATTGACAGTAGTATTGATAACCCAGTAGCACCAGATCCATCACAGGTTCCTGTTTGGAATCTCTCTACAGACAAGACTTCATACCAAGAAGGAGAGGATGTTCTAGTCACAGTAACAACACAGTATGTTGCTAATGGAACAGAAGTTGACTACTACATTGTTGGTAGTGGTATCACAGCAGAAGACTTTGTAAGCAGAACATTGTCTGGAACTATTGTCATCCAGAATGGTGCTGCTGCATTTGTTCTCGGTCTTGAAGAAGATAGCACAGTTGAGGGCACTGAGAATGCAACCATTATTCTTGCAAGCAAAGGAGTCAGCACAACATTCAGTATCACTGAAGCAGGTGGCGAAGAAGATGAGGTTGTAATTGATGATGATGACGATTTTGTAATCAAGAAACCAGTTGCTGGTGATCCTATTACTGATGAAGGTGGTGCTATCGTAGAGATTCCTATCAAGGTTCCTGGTGGACCATATCAAACTGCACCACAGATCATCATCACTGGTGGTGGATATGGTTCTGGTGCTGTTGCTCTACTCGATGACAAAGGATTTGTTACTGAGGTTAGAGTCACCAGACAAGGAATCAACTACGTTCCTAACACAGCTGACCAGAACAATCTACAGTGCGTCGTTGATTCCTTCACTCTACTATCTCCTGGTAGTGGATACACAGAAGCACCTGTTGTTCTAATCAATGGCGAGAGAGATATTGCAGAAGCAGTTATCGATCAAAGAGGATTCGTCGTCAGCATTAGAACACTTGATAGAAGCAAGCGTTACACAGATATGCCTACCGTCACGCTACTTGGTGGTGGAGGAGGTGGTGCTCGTTTCTTACCTAATATGGTTTGCCTAGATAGTAATGAACTTGAGCGTAGAGGTTACGCCAAGATTGGAACTGGTTCTTACGTTGATTGCCCATAATGTCTATAGAAAACGCTACAAAACATCAACCAAGTCCTGAACAGAAAAAACTGCAGGATAAAGGTCCAGCAAGACCCGAAGGTTCCGATGCACCTGAAGAAGGTCAGTTTAGTAATGAAGATTTTAATGTCATTGCCACCAAACATGGGTGGACAATGGGAAGCTACACAAACAAGGATGGATCTACTGGTTTCATCCTAACTAATGGTCAGT